GATGCCATATAAAGTTCATAAATCAATTTTTACAAGTCCAGAATCAGTTCCTGAATATGGAGGACTAATGGAAGAATTAGTCAAACAATATGATTATATCTATACAGGACAAAATAATGATATTATTAAATTTGATATAATGCTTGACACAGCATTTTACACCGCGATTAGTCCAACGCCTCCGTCAGAGGCCGGCCGGTCAAAAAATCAAGATACACAATCGTCGGGGGAAGAAGATAGAACAAAACCAGGACAAAGCCAAGGATTAGATGCACTTAAAGCGCAGGCTATTGCAGCAGGCAGTCCTACAGTTAAAAGAGATCCTGCAGCAATTGATTTGCCTGCTGGCGGATCGGGACAAATTGATCCAGAATACCTAGTAGCACAAAATTTTCAGAAAGCCTTTTTAGATAATGGTCAGGCTAACCTTGTCAATGTTCGATTAGAAATATTAGGCGATCCCTACTGGCTCACAGATAACGGTATTGGTGGTTATTTGCCCGGGCCAGGCGAAACAGAAATGATAACAGAAGACGGTGCCGCAAATTATGAGATGGGAGACATATACATCTATGTGAGATTTAGGTCTCCTTTAGATGTAGATACAACTTTTGGATTGTATGATTTTCAAGCCAATGATAGTCCTTTTAGCGGAATTTACAAAGTTACAAAAGTAGAAAGTAAGTTCTCCGGCGGCACATTTACACAGAATTTAGAATGTCTGAGAATGCCTAAGCAGCCTAAAGATTTCAATCCTGCAGCCACCCCAGATAATAAACCGTTGTATGATCTTAACAAGAAAGAAGAAGAACCTACAGGATTTATTGATGACGAAGCAGGCTCGTTGTATGCCGGTGACGTTAGTCCTAGCAACGACGAACCGGTTACAATAGCATAAGGTTATAAATGGCACACGATAATAGAAAACCAGAAAACACAAGGAACGCAGATCTCGGTAGCGGGCCTTATCTCGCCAAAGTTGTGAGCCACATCGATGCTTCTTTTATGGCAGGTTTAGAAGTCACACTTTTGCGAGATCAGGGAAATCAGATAGCAAAGGATACTCAAACTTTTACAGTAAAATATCTCACACCTTTCTACGGTAGTACTGCCTATGAATTTATGGGGCAGAACAAAGAAAATGATCAAGCATTTTACGACACTCAGAAATCTTACGGCATGTGGTTTTCGCCGCCTGATATAGGCGTCACGGTTATGGTGGTGTTTATAGGAGGTATGCCAGAGGATGGTTATTACATAGGATGTGTTCCTAGTAGATTTACTAATCATATGGTTCCTGCTATAGGAGGAAGTACAGTTGTAGATATAACAGACGATGATAAAAAGAAATACGCAACTACTCAACCTTTGCCTGTCGCTGAAGTAAATCGTCGTGCTAACGATCTAGGTAATTCAACAGCCATAGATAAAATCAAAAAACCAGTTCATCCTATTGCAGACAGATTTTTAGAGCAAGGAACATTAGAAGACGATGTGCGAGGAGTAACAACATCTACATCGAGAAGAAATATACCCAACATGGTATTTGGAATATCTTCTCCAGGACCAGTTGATAAAAGACCAGGGGCAAAAAAAGAATTCGTAGGAAGAACAGATTCTAAATCTCCAGCACCAGTTTTTGTTGGTCGCTTGGGGGGAACCCAATTTGTAATGGATGACGGGGATGATCAATATCAGAGGAAAAAACCAGCCAGTGAAGGCCCTGTTGATTATGCAGACATCCTCAAAGGAGAATCGGGCCAACCCGATATTCCATATAACGAATATTTCCGAGTAAGAACTAGAACAGGACATCAATTATTGATGCATAATTCTGAAGATCTAATCTACATAGGAAATGCTAGAGGAACAACCTGGATAGAATTAACCAGCAACGGAAAAATTGACATCTATGCCAAAGACAGTATTTCTATCCACACCGAGAATGATTTTAATTTTAGAGCAGATAGAGATATTAACATAGAAGCAGGACGAAATATTAATATTAAAGCCACTGCGGATTATAGTAAAGAGGCTGACAAAGACGATAAGGGGTTTGACAGCGGAAGAATTCATATAGAAAGTAAACATGATTACAAATTAGTTATTGGTGCAAATGGATATATCACAACTACACAAAATTTAAATTTAGGAACAGGAATAGCAAATTATTTTTCTGCAGGAGGAAACACAAATATTCTAAGCGGCGGAGTTCATTACGAAACAGCAGCGACAATACATATGAACGGTCCGGCAGCGACACCTGCTACCCCTGTTCTAAGTTTAGTAACCAAAGATAATATAGTTACTGATAATACATTAGATTGGGCCGAAAAGAAATATATTGCTGAGGAACCTTTAAAAAGCATTATGGCTAGAATACCCATGCACGAACCGTGGCCGCTCCATGAGAATCAAGCACCGCAGTTTGTTACTCCAGAGTTTACAGATAGGGAATCATAAAAATGGCAAAATTATATAATCAACAAACGGTGGCTAAAAATGTAATATCTGTAGGACAGGAAGGATCAAATGCCCATACCTACAAAGGTTTTAGTTCGCTTGAAAATAAAACTGGTTTTAGAATTTTCGATATAGATCTTGTTAAGAGAGATTTATTGAATCATTTTTATATTAGAAAAGGTGAAAAATTAGAAAACCCAGATTTTGGAACGATAATTTGGGATATGTTATTCGAACCTTTCACAGAAGATGTAAAAAAAGCAATTGCTAAAAACGTAGAAGAAATCATAAATTACGATCCTAGAATACAGGTTAATTCAGTAATAGTAGACAGCACAGATCAGGGTATTAGGATTGAAGCAGAGTTAGTTTATCTGCCGTTTAACATAAGCGATTCTATAGAATTTCAGTTTGATAGAGAGAATAGACAAGTTTTCTGACCAGTTAATTAATACAAATAAATATGAAATCGGGATACAAAAATGACAACTAATAGGTTAAACAATCTAATTCTTAACCAAGATTGGACAAAAATTTATCAAACATTCAAGAATGCGGATTTCAAATCTTACGACTTTGAAAATTTACGCAGGGTTATTATTGAGTATATTAGAGAAAATTACCCCGAAGATTTCAATGATTATGTTGAAAGTTCAGAATATCTTGCTTTAATCGATGCAATTGCCTTCTTAGGGCAAAGCCTTGCATTTAGGATAGATCTTGCCAGCAGAGAAAATTTTATAGAACTAGCGGAAAGAAAAGACAGCATACTTAGGTTAGCAAGAATGTTGAGTTATAATGCAAAAAGAAATATTTCTTCGTCCGGCCTTTTAAAGTTTGATACAATCTCTACTACCGAAAATATTTTAGATAGTAACGGCAGAAATTTATCGTTGCAAACAGTAGTTTGGAATGATCCTACCAATCCAAATTGGAGTGAACATTTTGTTTTAATCTTAAATTCTGCTATGGCAGATAATACAGAAATAGGAAGAAGCCAAGGAGTTTCTACTATACAAGGAATTACAACTGAACAGTATAGATTAAGATCGTTTAATAGAGATGTACCAGTATTCGCTTATTCTAAGGCTGTAGCATCCAGATCTATGGCATTTGAAATTGTTAGTACAACATTTAAAGGCAAAGAATTTATCTACGAAGAACCACCCTTTCCCGGTAATCAATTAGGATTCATTTACAGAAATGATGGTAAGGGTCCAGGAAGTGCAAACAACGGATATTTCTTAATGTTTAAACAAGGTTCTTTAGAACTAGCAGACTTCTCTATCGCTATCCCTACGGCCAACGAAAAAGTGACTATTGATGCAGCAGGCATCAATGACAGTGATGTCTGGCTTTTCAGTTTAGATGCCAATGGATTGCAATCGTCAGAGTGGAGCAAAGTTTCTGCTATGATCGGAAATAATATTGCTTATAATAGTTTAAAGAATAATATTAGGAACGTGTATTCTATTATCACTAAAGAGAATGATAAAATAGATTTGCAATTTTCTGACGGGGTTTATGGTAACTTACCTCAAGGAAATTTTAGAGTATATTATAGAGTCAGTAACGGGCTTAGTTACAGTATAATCCCAAATGACATGAGAGGAATAACAATCGGAATTCCTTACATCAATGCCAAAGGAGAATCTCACACACTTACTGTTACAATGAGCCTTAAGTATACAGTGACTGGATCATCTCCTAGTGAGTCTATAGATTCTATTAGACAAAAAGCACCTGCTACTTATTACACTCAGAATAGAATGATAACTGCTGAGGATTATAATCTTGCCCCTCTTTCAACAAGCCAAGACATTTTAAAAGTAAAAGCCATTAATAGAGTTAGTAGCGGCATTAGCAGAAATTTTGATATCATAGATGCATCGGGAAATTATAGTTCAGTGGAAGTGTATGCCGACGATGGATTCATTTATAAAAATGAAAATGAGACTAGATTAAGTTTTAAATTTGTTAGCCGTATTGATATTTTAAATTTTGTAAGGAATTCTGTAGAACCATTATTTGAAAAATCAGATGTTTTTAATTATTATCTAAGCAAATATACAAAGGTAACATTTATTGACGACACTACAATCTGGAAGGATGTTTCTTCCGACAATTTTAGGAGTACAGGATATTTTGGAACCACATCTGATATTAATGCAAAATTAAAAACAGGAACATATACAAATAGTTCTCTCAAATATTTGAAAGTTGATTCTTTAATTAAATTTATCCCTATAGCCATGCACGTAT